AACATAGTCCTTGATGGGCGTAAATACCTCCTCTGGTAAGAAGTCATCATAAACTTCTATGTTCACATCGCCTCCACCACTCTTAGGTAGATCTGAACAAGTGTATCATCCTCTATAACCTCTGCCTGTTCATTAAGGACACCTTTTTTGTTTAAGAGATCCTTCAATGTATCAGCAAGTAGGATTGCCTGTTCCTCTTTTAGTTCTACATTTACCACTAATCGTCCTCCTGCCACTCTTGCATTTCTTTAACCTCAATAAGAACATTCTTACTAACAGTTAAATCTTCGATTGACTTCCAGTAGGGGCCATCTGTCTTACGCCACTTATCTCTTGTACTAGGATCAGGATGAAAGAGATAAACTCTGCAATTAGTAACAGGTTGATCGCCATCTTCCAATACTTTGTTTGCTTTGTAAATCTCTTCCATAGCACGATCAAGTCTATAGTAAGCAGATGAACATTTCATAGCACACCAACCCTGTTTTCCATTATACCTTGCAACAGCAGCATCAACCACACCTTTATGTGGATTCGCTTTGTAGTTAACCCATATCCTACCAGTACCATCACCCTCATCTTTAATTGAAAGGTCTCTTGCCTTTGTAATTATATCATTGATCTTGCCTTTGTATTGACTTCCAGCAAAACCCATCGCTTTCAGTGCATCAACATTAGATTGTGCCTCATGGGGGATACCATTGATTTCATAACAATCCTTAACGAATTTGATGCCAGTCTTCACATCAGTCTCCTTACGTCTTACCAACGGTCTTGGATTTAATATGTTACTGAAAGATCTCATCTCAGCATCATTAAGAGTCTTGTTGACTTCATAAGGAATACGGATGACAGCGATCTTAGTACAATGACTAGATCTGGCGGCACCAAATACTGAGTGATTACCATCTACCCTTAATGGTTGACCATCCTTAGAACGACCTTCAAAGATAATAACTCTCAATCCATTACCATCACCAAAACAGTTAATAGTATCGCCATCTGCGAGATCTACTGCCTGTGTGATTTCTTTCTGGTGTTTATCATCATGCTCGAATCTTACTTGAAAGTAAGGCATATCAACATGATCCTGAATATCCTCTAATACTTTAGGATACCTTCCATCATCAATCTGTTTTATTAGATCCTTTACTTTGTTTAAATCAATAGTAGCATACTGTTGTTGTCCATTTGTCTTGTTATAGAATAATGGATTGTTCCTAGCATCACTTGCAGTTAAAGTTTCATACTCCAACTGAAGCATTCTCTCCTTTGTACCATATCCCAGTATGTCTAGTTGAAAATCTGACTCTGGGTTTGAGAATGCTTCTTTAAATTCCTTTGACGTTGATGAATGTTTGTACTTATCGACTGTACTACCAACGTGATAACCCACATACTGTTTACCATCTTCAAGATTAGTAAATCTATATGTGTATGCTTGATATTTTCCTGGCGACAAAGCAACTTCGCCTAACTTAATAGTCATGTGGTTTGTAAATAATATCCAATAATCCCAACATCACATGAGTGAGAGGTCAAAGACGATTGAAAAAAACATGTGGTTTAACCCACCAACACAATATACCAGACTTACTTGTCCTTGGCAAGCGTCTCTTTTTCTGATTCCAAGACAGTCAGCATTTCTATGGCGCCCTGTATCTTGAGAAACTCCTCTTTCTTGACTTCAAACTGTTTTTGCATTTCTTGAATCTCTGCTTGAAGTTCCTGTGCTCTCGCTTGTAAATTCTCTTTGTGATCCGCCATTAATCTATAGGTTAAAATATTATATATTATACCACAATAAATAAAAGTGGCACATAATAATAATTTTTATGGATCCGATAACCAATCCATCAGCAGAACAGGAACAAAGAGAGTATGAAATAGACTCTAATCCTGAACTACAAAGAACTGAGGGCAATCCCACTGTTGCCAAAGAAATGATGTGGCATACAAAGATCTACAAGACACTGGCAACAGCGGGTGACTTCCTATGTTACATTTGGTACTATGACCATGACTATGATCCTCTCAGGACATCTACAGGGTCAAAGAGAATCCATATAGTGCCATCAGAGGAGAAGTTAGAAGATGCTATTGATATTAACAGATATTTCAACTGTTATTCCAATCTAACTCCTGATGGGGCAATTTATGTAAACCCTATCATAAGACGTAATGGTACTAAGTTCCAAAGTAATAAAGACTTAAAAGATTGTGTTAAATATATGTCAGGCGTTGCAGGGCATTATGGTGCAGATCCAAGTAAGATAGTTGCTACTGATATAATAGATGGCAATAAGATATATGAAATGAGTTATGATGTTTCAGCATCAACTGTATTCTCTGACGTATCCAACGAAACTTTAGATAATCTTGTAACAAATCAATCAGTACAATCTGGTAGTGTATCAAAGGATTATAGTACTGCTTATAGTTCTGGCGCTATATCAATGAGTGGACTTGATTACTACTTTCAGGGTGGTTATTCCTTGGGTGGTTACTATAGAGGATCAGGTATTGCAGATATAACACAAAATAGTCATGTACCCTCAAGTGGAACAATATCATTCAATGATCTTAGAGGAAGTACATATAGAGTAACTGCCAATGCCAATGGTAACTGGGCACACGCTCAGGCAAGATATGAACTGTTCAATAATACTGAATGGACTTCTGGTATTAACAAAGTAATCAACGCTAATGGTAACTTCGGATCAAATAATACAAGTGATCCAGCATTGAGAATTAATAGTGGTGGTTCTGGAAAGATTGATATTAATGTCTCTAATGCCAATGGAGGTGGTGGCGGTGGTGTAGCACCAGCAATTAGAGGTCATGCTGGATCCAAAGGTGTCGGAGGTGGACAAGTTGGTGATGGAGGAGGTGCAAAGGGAAGTAATGGTGGAGCAGGTGGATTAGGAATACACGCAGCAAGTCCAGTTAATATACCAGCAGGTCACTTCAATAGTCGTATCGCTGCAGGTGGCGGCGGTGGCGGAGGCGGCGGCAAAGGTGGAACTGGCGGTGGCGGTGGTAATAATGGAGGATATAAATGTTCTGGTTGGTTCTGTCATAGTCAATACCGTTGGTGCCATGGTAATGGTGGCGCAGGTGGCGGTGGAGGTATTGGCGGTGGCGGTGGACGAGGTAATGGATATTATTGGGATCCAGGCGGCGGTTGGTGGGTAGACTCTCATCATTCTGGACAAGGATCTGGCGGTGGTGGTGCTGCAGGTGCTAATGGTAACTCAAGAGCGGGAGGCACAGGAGGTACTGGCGGCACAGGTGGAAATGGTGGCGGCCATGGATCAGGCGGCAATAATGGTAATAATGGTCAAACTGGTAATAATGGAGGTGGCGACAGAGCAGGATGCGGATACCACAGCAGTGGTCAAGCAGGCAAAGCAGGAACCGACGGCGGTGGCGGTGGTGGAGCAGGAACTAAATCCTCTACCAGTGGATCAGGAAGTTTTAATCTTACTTAATAATCGTTTGAACCATAACCCAATTCTACATATTCTTCTGTAGAATTAACACTTACCATAGTAGTGGCATATATTGACTTCGATTGTTTATCCCATTCAATTATTTCATCCTTCCAGTCAGTAGGTATCCATGACTGGTTACTTTGATGTGCCACAGTATCATTATGAGATTTATGTCTCTCAGTATATAATGCGAAATTATCCTGTGCTGTTGTGCCTTCTTTAGGTTCTTTCTTCCATCTTGTATATAAACCATAACCCAACTGTTTCTTCAATCCAGTTGAATCAAACTCAATATACATCTGAACACTATTATTCTCCCAGTCTCCTAATATATTATCCTCTACTTTATATGTGAGTCCTTTAGCATTAGCATATATCTTTGTATTTGATCTACCGAAATACTTAAATACATCTTCTGATACTGTGGCACCAGATACTTTATCGAATCCTATTCTAATATACTGATTAGACTTACTCATAAGAAGTGTAGTCAGTTCATAGTCATGTAGTTCTGAAGTAATATTCTCTATTACTTCTAAGAATCCTTTAAGTGAACTGGTATCAGTATTACCTGTAACCTCTGTAGCAAGTTGGCATATTGACTCTATAGTTGGTGCAAATAAGGGCACTGGTTCAAGATCAACTAACTCAAAATCTATAACATTCTTCTTAAAATACAAATACTTAAACTTTGTTAGATATGGAAATAACTTATTCTCACAAATAGATCCATCAAAGAATTGGTATTGATTAATGCCAGTTGGTATCTCAAATCTAAATCCATATTTAGGATCTAATGATGGACTCTTACTCAAGGCACATCCATTATTAAAGTCAGTAGAAAATAGATCAGGATAAACTTCCATAATACCTTTGATATTCTCTATATCAGAAGCATTAAACAAGTTAGGAAACTTGCCTGTATTAGCGATTGTAACTAAATTGTCTAAATCAACCATTGTTTTCCTTTTTGATAACTGAACCAAGTAATAACAGAGTATCTCGTTCCTTTGGTTACTGGTTTAACCTCGTGCATGAATAAATGATTGCTTGGAGAAACGTGCATAGAGTTTGCATGTTTTTCCACATTATGTTCATCCCAAAAACAGAGTTCTCCACCATCATAATCATCATTTATATTATATGATATAGTTACTGATCCAGCATCAGCATCAATATCTGCATGTTTACTTAGGTAACCACCTTCAGGATACTTACATAACCAGTATCCTGAGTATTTATCGTATATGTCTGTTGGTAGGGTTTCAGGGTAATCTTCATATATTTTAGGCATTATCTTCATATGTGCCTTATGAAGCAATCTGAATATCTCACCATGTTCAGGTTCTATAATTACATGAGATCTATACCCCTTGATATGGTAGTTATGATCTGGTTCTGGCGTATTATATTCTGGAAACTCAAACTCTTCACAGAGTTCTAAGAGTCTTGTGTGATCTCGTGGAGATACCACATTCCGATGATGAAAGATACAGTGAAGTAATTCCATTCGGTCATTTATGATCTATGTCTACATTTAGAGTATCAGCATGGACAAATCCAGATAATGAAACTCTTGGATTATCTTTATACCAACCACTTCTACATACGGCAGTATGCCACATATATGATGGATAGATAATCATCCTATTAAACTGCATTGGGACAAAATGTTCTTCTTCCCATACATCTTCTATTAAACTAATATCATTATCTACCATTTCATTAGACTTATCAGAGAAATCATATATCCATTCCTTTAAATTCCAATATTGTTCTGTCCTTCTAAACCCACTATAAACATTCTCCATATTAGTTAAACCAGTCGCTTTATGCCTAAAGAAGGCAGTACCGCCAGGTATATTACCACCAAGAGTATTCTCAGGATTTAAGTATAATACTGTTGCAAATATTGCTGGATCAACGTGTGGTTGTATTGATATTCTAGGAACCTTAACATCACTAACCATAGCATTGACCTGATAACCCATCCGTATTACATTAGGATCAATTTCAGTGAAGTCAGTACACTTCTTAATAAAATGGGCAGTTAGATATGTTAGTTCTGGTAGATTTAATCTAAGTTTTGTCTGATAGCCTGGAAATACTTCATCATTAATATCCATACTATTAAACTGCATTGGTGCCTTCTGAACCACATTCTCTAAGAAGTCATGTGGATTCTCCAATACATTGTCGATAGTTATTATTGGGTGATTCTCTAGACGAGTAACCTCATAATGTAAATCATCAGCGACTCTATGAGTCTTATCATCTATAATATTCAGTTGCATAATAAGAATCTAATTAAAATTATTTAGAGGGTTTTTGATAGTTGTAATCAGTTATCATACCAAATAACATGGTATGTACATGTTCCAGATATGCCTTATGATCTTCTGGTATTGTCTTAGCAATCATCTCATTGTTAAGATACTGATTAACTGTGGCATATAGTATCCTAACCTCATCTATACCCATAAGAGCACGACAAGTCCAATCACCATCTTTGAACTCTTTGGGTATGTATTTTGTCATTATGGATTGTAAATCTTATCTACCTTATCCTTTCTTAGAGAATCTATCTCAGACTTAAGATCCTTAACTGCCTCAACAAGTACAGCAACTATGTTCTGATAGGCAAGAGACTTGATACCAGTTCCATCTTCTGTGTGAACAAGATCAGGAAGAACCTTCTCAACCTCTTCAGCAACAAGACCAATGTTGTGTGTACCACTATCCTTGTAATCAAACTCAACACCACGAAGATTTAATACTTTGTTAAGAGCATCAGATATTGTTGTGATGTTATCCTTCAAGATTGCAGATGAGTAAGCAGTAATGTTACCACCACAAGTTAAGTTAGTTCCATTAAAGGTCAAGTTACTTGAAGTTGCTGTTTGGTTAGTACCACTATTGTAGAGTACACGACCACTACCACCAACTACGTTAGTTGCTATTGGGGCAGTCAACTGACCAAGATCAGCAAAGAATTGACCATTAACTGTAAGATCCTCAACTTCCAGTAGAGCACCATCAAATTTCAAGTTGTCATCAGTGCCTGTAGTATTAACACTACTATTGTAGAGTATGCGACCAGCAGGCCCAACTACGTTAGTTGCAGTTGTTGCTGTCTCGGCGTTACCTATCATAGTACCACCGCCAGTAATACTAAATGCACCCGAAACTGTTAGTGATGTAACTGACGTTGCACCAAGAGTTGATGCACCAGCAGTCAATCCACTTGGGAAAGCACCTGTTCCTCCTTGGAATAGAGTACCAGTAAAGTTACGTGCATTAACATCACCATTACTGTCCCTCGCCATAATAGAGGCGCCAGATACCCAGTTATTATCCTTAGTATCTTTACCATCAAGTAGATCAGCGTTCAAATTGATACACTTGGCAGTAGATGATGTCTTAATTGGTGGGACGTTTGCACTAGCAGTTGATTCAAACTGGAATGACTTGATCTGACCAGCAGAACCAGCATCAAGAGTCATGCTACCGCCAGATCCAGCACTTAGGTTAGTAATAATACCAACATTAGTAGTAACTTTAGGAGCACATAGACCATCACCACCAGAGTTCATGTTGATCCGCTCTATAGTTGCAGCGTAACCAACAATACAAGTGTAGATACCAGCGTTAGCACATATCTGTAACTGATGATTATTGTTACCAGAGTTCTTAGGATACTTACTACCAAGATAACGAGAAAGCATACCATCAGCATCAACATCATTAGAGAAGTATGCGTCAGGGCCTATAAGGTCATCAGTAAATGTGATGTCCTCAGCAGTAAGTGTCTTAACATCAGCAACCTCAATATCAGCAGATCCAGTATTAGGAATCGTTAGGTTGGTGATAGTACCATTTGTTATGGATGCGTTAGCAATCGTAGCGGTGTTACTAACATTTAAGTTGGTAACAATACCACTATAGATCCTCGCAGTATTAACATACTCTGTGGTTACATGAGATAGGGTTGTAATACCAATATCAGCATACAATCCATTGGTTACAACACCAACAGTGCAGTGCATATCAGTAATGATACCTGCCTTTGCATATAATTGAGTAACTGCCTCAAGAGTTCCAAATGAACCATTAGTTGCATTAACAAATGTACCATTAAATGTACCACCTGTACTCTCAAGATTTCCTACCTTAAGTGTTCCTGTGAATGTACTTACCCCAGAGAAGGTAGACTTCATTGGGCCTTCAACCAATATCTGTGATGCAGGTTTGAATGAAACGTAAGTACCAACAGTCTCTAAGTCATATAATCTTGATGTACCAGCCTCATGTACTTGAGTGTAGTGTCCATGATCTGCCCAAGGAATACCATCATAGGATATACCACCAGTGGTATTGTATCCCCAGAAGTTGGCATTCTTCTTGATAACCAATGTGTCATAAGACACACCAGCGAATGACTGGTTAGCAGCAAAGGTAACAACACCAGATACAAACAAGTCTTTAATCTTAGCAACACCATTAACTTCAAGTGAATCCCTAAAGTTAAATACACCAACACCAGACTGACCAATACCAATCTGATCTACTTTAATGAAATGTCTATCTCTCTCTTGAGATATAACACCAAACCTTCTCCACTCACCTTCTGCAAATATATGACCTAAGAAACCACCAGCATTAGGAACACCAATGAATGAAAGGTCACCTGATCTTGCAGCAGTTGTAGGAGTAGATATACCAACAGTAAGAAGTTTACCCTGTGGGGCATCTCCTCTAAGTGAGAAGTTTACAGTCTCGATACCATCTTCAGATGTGTTTGTTATCTTCTCAGTGAAGTTAACAGGGCCATAGAACTGTGATGTTCTGTTATTATTATCTCCACCCTCAACCGTTAGTGATTCTCTAATTAGAACTTCATCGAATACTCCAGATGCCCTCTTAATTGTCTCTGCCTCTGCATCATCACCAACATAGGTAAATACAGGTGCCTCAAGAACTTCTTCCTCACCAGTAATAGAGGATAGTTTCTTATATCCAGTGAAGAAATCACCAGAGTCGTTCATACCAGTATAAACAACAGTACCACCGTCTAGTTCTTTCTTCTGAGCAACAAGTGATTCTGTATCTGATAGAACTCTATCCTGTTTCTGTGGTAATGATGTTGAGTAGTTACCTGAACCATATCCAAGATATTCAAACGTATGACCAGATGCACGAAGAATAGAAGGTCTTCGTAGTTCCATTGCAAGAATTTCAACCTTCTTAATGGTAGAACCAGTTATTGCAGATGTCGCTAATGTACCAAACTGTCCACGAAGTATATTGTTGAGGTTGTCGTTAGTAAATCTGACAATCTCAGCATTAATCATACAATAGTCACCACGTTTGAATCCTTCAGTAGAACTCAGTGTGATAGAAGTATCAGTAGATGTTAATGGGGCATTAATAGAAGTTGATATACCTGTATAGAAGTATGATCCTCTACCACCAAGGTTATTCTCACCAGCACTCAATGACTTACCATTAGCAGAAATACCAGTACCAAACAGTCTATTATCTGTTAATTCATAGTCTGTGGATATACCAGCAGTAATGATACCTACATTACAAGTAATACTTCTAAGTGGTAGATCATCCTCTACACCATCAACAACAAGTTTCCTGTCATCAAATAGTGAGTTCTTAGTTCCTTGAATAACAAATGCGTTTCCAGAAACTAGAGCATGGTTGTTATCTACTCTAATAGTAGTTAAACCAGTTGCCTTAGTTACATCAATATAAGTTACACCAACACCAATATTTGCTAAGTGATATGTTGGGTTTCTTCTATCATCTCTCTCTAAGAAGTATGGATCTAGATTTCTTGATGTTCCAATTTCAACCGAAACAGATTTAGATGTAGGAATATCTACAATCTTAAATGTTCCATTCAACTTAGGATCTTCAAATCCAGATAGGTTAAGTCCATCACCGATATTATTAAAGATACCAGTAACTTCAACAACACCAGATACACTAGCAGCACCAGCAGGGAAGGAAGATACTGTCATAGTATTTCCTATGCCATATCCACAACCACCATCAAGTAATGATACGTTAGTAATAGTACCAGCAGCAGATACAGTTACCTTAGCAGCAGCGTTCTTACCAATTAGTGCAGCATTATCTAAGTCTGCAGCATATATTACTGTTGCAATACCAGATCCATTATTATATCCAGCGCCAGGATTAGTAACATTAACACTCTTAATAGAGTTAAAGTTATGTTCTACATCAGTGTAAAGAGTAACAGTAGTATTACCACTACCAGTAATAACAGCACCTGTAGCAGCGAAACCTACCTGTTGGCCCTGCATGAAGTAACCAAGAGATTCCTTAGTAAGAGATTTCTTCTTGTCACTCGTAATAACTTCACCAACAACCTTAGCACTAGAGTGAGTAATGGTTGGTTCTGGGTCAGAATTATAGTTATCTCTATCTTGTTGTGGATATAGGTTCCTTACGTCCTGAGAGAAGGACTTCATGGATACACCAAATCCAAGGTCTTTATCCAGTGGAACTGATGCACAAGTTAGAATTACATTATAAACACCATCTTGTCCAGCAGTGCCAGGAACATGAGGTTTGTTCTCCTGTACTCTATAGACTGCAAAACTATCAGCTGCCTTAGATCTTTGAACAGTCGGTAGTGCCTCTACTTGTTGTTGTGTAGTTCTCTGGTTTACCTGATTGAGGAATAGGCCTGGATCAGTGGCAATACCAGCAACAGCAAACTTCTTAGTTGATATAACACTGGTTACTGGATGGACACCATTGTATCCTAAGTTAAACACACCTGTACTATTATTAACACTATCAATATTCCTGATAGTTACAATATCATCCTTCTGTAATCTGTGTGTTTCTTCTGTAGTAAATGTAAGAGTCTGAGAAGACCAAGATGCGGTCTTAATGATCTTAACATTCTTAAGTTGAGTTGGGTTGCTTAAGTCTGCACTCAAGAATGATGCACTACTTACACCAACAGTCTTAGATTCCTGTAGAATATAACCAGGCTTAGGAGCACGAGCATTTGTATGTTCTTTTGGTATAACATATCTTGCCCTATAAAGTCTATCAAGCAAGGATCTGTTATCTACCCGTCTCTTGAGGAATGTTGTACCCGTCTCTTCACCAATAACACCCACACCAATAGTATTAAGGGCAGGGAAGATTGTGTTAAATGTCGTACTTGGATGTCCCAAGCAATACCAACCACCAACAGTATTAGGTACACTATTAATAGTATAAGTACCATCATCAAACTGTAATGGATGGCCAGGATCGCCAGGAGTCTTATCTGATACTGTTGATCTAATTCTTAATTTACCACCACCATTTGAAATACCAGTGATAGGTCTACGTGCTGCAGCATCATTAAATGTAGATGCCAACTGTATTCTATCAGCAGCAAGTGTACCACCAGCAATAGCATAGTAGATCTTATCATTGATAACTCCACTTGGAGTTTCACCAGTGTTACTGAATACTCTGACTTTCTCTCCATTAATCAACTGGTGAGTAGTCTTAAATTGGAATACGTTAGAAATAATGGCATTAACACCAGAATTCCTAATAACTTCATACTCTTTATATGATGATGTACCAATACCACTAGGAACCTGCATAAGTATTGGAGACTGATAAGTCTCTTGTACTGCCTGTCCAGATAAAGTATTAACCAAACTTAAGTATATTTGATCATCCTGTCTAGCACCCAGTTTAAATGAGTCAATCTCATGTGGAGGAACTATCTCTTCATTATTGTAACCAAAGAGATACATTCTATCAGTAACACCAACACCAATGGTCTTTCTAGTATCAATAGTCAACCAAGAAACTGTAGAGTCTTCCCTTACAATCTCTCTTGGTGGAATAATGTGAGTAATATAACCAGTATCGTCTCTATCGAATGATTCGGGTCTGAATCCTGATGCCTCAAGACCTGTCTGACCAAAGTTAGAGTTAGAGTTCGTAATTGAAGCGTCACCACCTCTCTCTGCATGGAAGTGACGAGCATATGCAATAGCGAAAACAGACACCAACTGAACAACAGCGTTGTTCCTAGTCCTCATATGAGATGTTTCATATGATGGCTTATAGATCGCACGAGAGTTAGAGTGTAGAGGTTTATCTGACTCTGAAACTGTCGTAGTATCGTTAAATATCGCAGTTGTAGGATTATATAAGATGAAGGCATTATCATCCTTCTGAATAGAGATACCAGTGAACTGGGCACAAACCATAGATTTGAAACCAGTTGCCTTATCTCCATCACAATCCAAACCGTTCATACCGTAAACAGAACGGAGTGAACAGTTGAAAACGTATGGTGATGCAGATCCTACAGTATCAGACTCAACGATAACAGATGAGTTCTGAATTTCTTGTGCAGTAGGTAGTGCATTGCCAGGTACAGTAGAAGTCTGGAATGTGAACTGATTATCACTTAAGACTTCATCAACCAAGTATGATCCATTATAAGAAGTAATAGCAGTAGTAATACCACTAATAAGAACAGGAGTATCCTTGAATAATCCGTGTGACTTACTTGTATTAACTGTTATAGTTGAAGTGGGAGTATTACCATCACCAGCCTTAATAGATGTAACACCAACTGGGTCTGATTGTAAGTCTCCAACAATTCTAAATTCGTCTACGTTAGGTTCAAAGTCACTAAAGGTAGGATAATCACCAACTGGGCGTCCAGATGAATCTCCATAAGCCTTTGCAACCTTGAAGTAATACATGTCAAGGTCAGTAAGCTGACTGTCTGTACCATCAATCAGCACATTATTCATACCATCAGCAAACGTAAATGTTGCTAGTTTATGGTGTGAGAATGTAGGTGTCTTAGTATTACTATCATAATCATAGTATGCAGTCTTGGTTATATCTGCATCAAAGATAGTAAAGGCAGTAAAGTAACAAGTACCAGTTACACGAAGTACACCAGCATATTGAAGAAGATCATTCTCTGGATCAGGTACATATAATGGTCTTAGTTTAGTCTTACGAAGGTCAAAACCAATAATAGAAGTACCACGAGGCATAATGGCACCACCTTCGGTACTATTATACTTGTAGAGTTCATTATTAGGATCTAATACATCAAAGTTACTCTCAGTAGTAAACTGTGTTAATGAAGTATTCTGCCATCCAGCATTCTTTCTTTGTTTAAACTGAGCACTACCACCATTGTTTGTAACAGTAAAACCTGGCCTGTTATCAATATAGTGTGTGCCTGGGTACGCAAGTATAGTTGTTCTGTCTATCTTATCGTTGTTCTTACCTGTCTGATATGAGAACCTTGCAGCCTCTATCAGTGCCCTCTGAATAGTTTTGAATGGGCGAGTCTGTGAATTACCTCTGTTTTCGATACTGTCAGTAGCATCGAAGTCACTAGGGTTCACATAGAGTATATTACCCTCAGCATTCTTCAGAAAGTTTTCTAATCTTGATAGAGGCATTGACCTTCAACCTATAGGATTTCTTCTAAGTCTATTTAGACAGGAGAAAATGACTATCTATAAAAATAATTTCTGTGCCATCCGATCACAGTCTGTAAAATGTGCAGTATCTAAAATATCACTCTTCAATATATCTGCTGGAAGTATGACTGCTCTATTATATTTCATACCAAAAGTCATCTCTCTGGCCCATGTGAATTTGGAATTGTATATATCTTTTCTTATATCAAATTTATTCTTATCAGTGTACATATTCTTTATATCTTCAACAATAGATGTCTTGCCAGCAAAGTTCCAAATATTAATACCACCAAAACACTCTTTCTCTGTGTTCAAGAATACATCTATAGTAAATTGAAATGGTGATGGGTTATGTTCATACCAACATTGATAAGGTACAAGTCTCATTGGATCCTCATCAATTACCTTCTCATTCATATAGTCAATCATAAACCACATGAGATCCATGTTCCTTCTCAACCATGGCATATCAGTAGCTCTTCCCCAATGTTCTTTATCGGATAAGAGTTCTTCCCATAATCGTTCTAAATTCCCTCTTAACTCTTTAGTTTCATATACTGATCTAGGGCCTGTAGGATGATTTACAAAGTTAACATTATCACTTCTAGGTAATTTCATTGCTAAAGATCTTACCTCATCAGCATTAGCATAGAAGTTATCAATAACCATTGCACTTCTATCACTTGGGCCAATATCAATAACGGCCGTTATTTCCATCTGAGGATTTAGTTCAAACATTTCTCATTCTTTTCCTTCACTAATTTTTCAACAACATCAGCAACATGATTCATTGCATCCCTAACTTCTGGTTCCTGACCAGTTTCGGAGAAATAATCTTTACCTGCAGGGGCGTAATGTCTTGTGTAAAGTGACCAACGCCATAATTTCATGTCTCTACTATACCAGAATTGCAGTCGCATGGCTTTATTTTTATATAGGAGGGGGCAAAGCCCCCAATGGTCAGTTGGTTAACAAGGTCTGACCGAACCCCGATTGCCCCTTAGGCAGTAGCGAGTTCGCTAGTGCGGGCAAATTCTCTCGTCATTACACGAGAGAACGCTACGATGTTATTCGCAGCTGTGTCGATGTCTTTAGCATCTGTGGTTTGCTCT